GTTGACGGTTAGGGATGAGCGGGAACTGTCTAGGGCTCTTGAGACGGGTTGGAGGAAGACTCCGCAGGAAGCCATGGAGCTTCTTGAGAGCCAGGACAATGCCAAGGGCAATGAGACGGCCGAGCGGCACTACAAGGACCAGTCCATGAGTGAACCCGCCCGCCGAGAGGCAGAAGCGGCTGATATGGCCGCTGGACTGAAGCAGGTTCCTTCCATTCCAGAACAGCCGATCCGTCGTAGAGGTCGCCAGCCTGGTAGCAAGAACAAGCCCAAGATTCAGCCCGCAGGCTAGCCTGTGACGGTTCAGCAGATCATAGACAGCGCTCTCCGCAAGATCGGTGTCTTGGCCGAGGGCGAGACTTCGGAGTACCAAGCCTCAGCGGATGCTCTGGAATGCCTGAATGACTTAGTTGATCAGTGGGCGGCTGAGGATCTGTTCATCTACGCCATCGTCAACACCACTTGGACCATCGTCGCCAATCAGCCTAGTTACACCGTAGGGACGGGGGGAAACGTCAATATCGCCCGTCCAGTCTACGTTCAGCATGTGAATTACATCGACACCGCTCCAGCCCCTGACCTTGAACTTCCTCTGCAAGAGCTCACGGACGATATGTGGGCAGCGATCCCACAGAAGGCCCTTACAAACCCTCAGCCGACAGCCTACTACTTCCTGCCCAGTTTCCCCCTAGCGACTCTGTATCTGTGGCCTATACCGACCAGCAGCACCCTTCAAGGGTCGATCTACGCCAAGACAGCGATCACTGAGTTCTCGGCTCTGACTGATACCTTTACCCTCCCACCCGCTTACCGGAGAATGATCCGTAGCAATCTGGCATTGGAATTGGCTCCAGAGTACGGGAGCCAGCCCGATCCGATGTTGGTCAAGGCGGCAGCTGAGAGCAAGCTAGCGGTGACTAGGGCCAATGGACGGTTGGTTGACCTTGGATTCGATCTTGGCCTACCCGGAGCCTACGGTAATGGCCGTTGGTGGTCGATCAACGTAGGACCGTAGATGGAGCTCAAGGGGCTGGTAGGGGGTAGTTATGTGGACCAATCCCCTATCGCAGATCAGGAGCTTACTTTTAACTGGTATCCCCAGACTCCAGAGACTCCTGGCGCTAGTCCGGCTCTTTACCCTACTCCCGGCGTTACTGAACTGTTCAATACCCTAACTGACCTTGGGATTCCGGCGCAGGGCTACGCTCACTTCGCCGAGAATGGCCGCGAGTTCGCAGTAGTAGGTGGGGTGTTCTACGAGATCGACGCCGCTGGGACGATGACATCGCAGGCCTTGGTTTCTCTCTCAAGCCCTACGAGTCCAGCGACTATCTGTAGCAATGGCCCGGCTGGTGGTCAATTGATGATCACCACGGGTAACAATCTCTTCATCTTTGACCTTGCTTCCAACGTTACGACTCAGGTGGCTTCGATGCAGGGCAAGGCGTCGATGGGGGATCAGCTACACGGTTACTTCTTGGCTATCGACTCGTCTACAGGTACTTGGTACTTCTCAAGCCTGAACGATGGGCTTACATGGTCTCCGGGGACAAACTTCATCAATCGCGGCTTTGCGTCTGATCCTTGGGTCTCTCTAAAGGTAGTCAACAACTACATCTGGTTGTTCGGTACTCAGACTACCGAGATTTGGTACGACGCCGGTACGTTTCCGCGTCCGTTTGCTCCTTACGTCTCGGCTCCAATCCCTTACGGTATCGCGGCTCCGTTCTCTGCTGCTGCTATCAATGGGGCGATGCATTGGGTGGGTTCTTCGGCGGATGGGACTGGGATGATCCTCCAAGCCCCAGGTACTCAGCCTACAGTCATCTCTACGTTTGCCCTGAGCAATGCTCTCTCGAGGTTCTCTACGTTGGCTGATGCTATCGGAGACACCTATACCAGTAGAGGCCATTCGTTCTATCGTGTGGACTTCGACACCGCAGAGCAGACTCTGGTCTACGATCTCAACACCCAACTCTGGCACAACAGGGGAACGTGGATCAGCGAAGAAAACCGCTACATTGCTTGGCGGCCGAGGTTCCATGCGTATGCTTTCAATGAGCATCGGATGCTTGACTCGACTATCGGTGCTCTGTACCGGATGGATGAGGACATCTTCACGGATGTAGACGAACGTCCGATCAGAAGGATTCGCCGTACTCCGGTAGTGTTCGACGAGGATGAGCGAATCTTCCTTAATAGCTTCGAGCTCAACGCCGAGGTTGGGATAGCTCCACAGCCACAGGACCCGCTGCTTGAACTGTACCAGTACACGTCCTCGTTCTGGCAGCTCGAGGAGGCGGCAGGGCTGAGGGTAGACCAGATCGGAAACAATGATCTTACCGCCTTCAATGCTCCTGGGAATGCAGCCGGAATCATCGGTAACGCTGTTAGTGTTGTCAGGGCTAGCGATCAAGCGGTCTACATTCCAGATGCCTCCCAAGCTGGACTAAATCCAGGTCTGGACGACTTCTCGATATCCGCATGGATTAACCCTACCGCGCTAAGTGCTAGTTCATATTCCATCGTAGCTAAGGGCCTCACCGACGTTTCGGGTGCGTTTGCGCCCGGTTATGGATTTTCTGTTCGGGGCACTGGTACTCAATTCCCGGCTAGAGTCAATGCAGGTTTTGGAAGCGTTGATCTCATGGGGAACAACCCGATTCAGGGCCTCTCGGTAACATTTGCTCCGATAATCCCGCTCAATACTTGGACTCATATAGTTGTTACATTCGACAGAGACGGGGTATGTGCGGGCTATTTCAACGGAGTGAGAGATACTGACCTATTCCCAGGCTTCGCAGCAAATGGGGACCAAATGAATAGGCTTGGAGATACCCGGGGCGATTGTCAACCTAGTTCGCCTTTCGTTGTTGGTGGGTTCGCCAACAATGGAGATGTTGTTCCTGCTGCCGGTACTTTTGATGGACTAATCGACGCGGTAGGGTTCTTCCGTACGGTGCTGAACCAGCAGCAAGTCAATGTCCTGTACAACGGTGGTGCTGGAAGGCAGATGCAGGCCTCCGACATTGGATTGTGGCAGCCTAATGACGGCTCCGATCCTCGTGTGATGTTCCGTCAGTCCAAGGATGGCGGAAAGACGTGGGGTATTGAACGTTGGCGTTCTGCTGGTAAGACTGGAGAGTACGCTACCCGGATTATGTGGGATCGGATCGGTTCGGGCCGTAGGCGTGTGATCGAGGTCAGCACTACCGATAACATTCCTTGGCGGCTGCTGGGTGGGTTCATCAAGCCCCGGCCCGGACAGAGAGGAAGCAGTGGCTAAAAATCCACTTCCTCTTCCACTCGGCGATCCAATAGCTACTAGGACTGGATTGTGTGGAGATACGTGGAGCCGTCTGTTTGCGGAGATGGTCAAGATCATAGATCAGACTCCTAATCAGATCGTCGATCCTCCATCGGTGACCGCACAGTCCGCAGCTATTGCTACCACTACCCTTGCTCCAGCACAGCAGATAGCAGGGCTTTACAGGGTGACTTGGTATGCCAGGATCACTACTGCCGCAGGGGTAGCGAGTAGCCTTACGGTTACGGTCGGCTTCAGTGATCATGGACAGGCTATGACGTTCTCTGGCGCGGCTATCGCGGGGAACACTGTTACGTCTGCTCAGAGTGAATCGGTGATGTTCTACAGCGATGAGTTCACGGCTATCACCTACTCTACGGCCTACGTTTCTAACCCAGCCTCCGCAATGGAATATCAGCTTTTCATCGTGCTAGAACAGTTGAATACATGATTGCCCGTGTTCTTCCACCGGCAGAATGGTCTCGCCTTAATGGCACTGAGGCGGAACTGCTCTGGCCACACTTCAACCCTGAGCATACGCGTGTGATTGTTGTTGAGGAGGAAGGCCAGATAGTTGCTACATGGACCCTTCTCAGAGTGGTACATGCGGAGTGTCTTTGGATCGCTCCTAGTCACCGGGGGCTGTTCGGTGTTACCAAGCGGCTTTTGCGGTCCATGCGGACTATTGCTGAGGACTGGAACGTCGGTGCTGTTTGGACCGGGTCTCTCTCTGAGCATGTGACAAGTCTCATTCGTAGGCTTGGAGGAAAGCCACCGCCCTTTGAATCGTTTATACTCCCTGTTGTAGGAGGCCCGGCATGCCGGCAGTAATCCCATTTATCCCGTTGATCGCTGCTGGAGTTGGAGGGGCCGTTAGTCTGGTCGGCCAGCACAAAGCCGGCAAGTCACAGGAGAAGGCAACCAATCAGGCGATTGGTCTTCAGCAGCAGCAGGACGCTGAACAGCGCCGGCAGTTTGACATACAGGAAGCCGCTCGCCGTGCTGACGTAGACCGGCAGATCAAGTTCATGCAGTTCCAGTGGCAAGCCGCTGCGCCTCTCCGGGCCGCTAGAAACTCCGTCCTTGCCAAGTACGGGATCACGGCTTCAGAGCCTCAGATGCCGGACTTCGCCAGTATGGCTAGCGCTCAGGGGGCTGGTATCGCTCCCGGTGGGCCTGTTCCCGGCACTGGGATACCTCGGCAGGGTGGCGGAGGCGGACGCGGTCTAGCGTATCTCGGGGCCGGCCTAGGCGCGGCTGGACTGGGGATCGGTGCGGCGCTTGCTAGCCGGCAGTCACAAGGATTCAGCGGGTATGGCACCCCCTCGGCAGGTTCCGTCCCAAATCAGGGCGGTGTTGGCTACGCTCCGATGTCTCCGCTGCCTTCGTCGATCAATCCTGCCGATCTGTCTAACTGGAGCCAGTGGGCTAACTACGGTATCCCCGGCCAAGAGTACCAAGGAGAATTC